AGACACAGATTACTCGGTAGCGGTAGTCTTAGACGCCGAGACCTACGAAGAGTGCGCCTGTTTGAGGACAAAAATAGACCCAGACCTCTTAGCGTGGCAGCTAACAGCCCTCGAACGCTGGTACAACGAGGCGCTGATGACGGTGGAGTCGAACAACCACGGTCTAGTGACGCTCAAATTCATGCAGGAGGTTCACAACTACCCGATGCTGTACTTCGATCGGACGTTGGATGAGCGTAGTAACCGAGCAACTCGTAAAATCGGCTTCAAAACGTCAATAAAGACAAAACCAGTATTGATTGACTACCTGAAAGAGTTGATCAGAGAGCAAGAAATCAAGATTTACAGCCCAAAGGTGATCGATGAGCTACAAACCTTCGTATTTCTAGCAAACGGCAAGACAGAAGCCCAAGCTGGATCGCATGATGACTGTGTCATGGCCCTAGCCCTAGCAGCCCTTTCCTGCAAGCTCCACCCCTGGAGTAGCGCCCCGAGGTATTCCGAAAGCATTTACAGAAATTCAGCACCTCCCAAGTCCAACTGGACAGTCTACCTCCCTCCTAGTCAATGATATCATTGCAAATTCCCACTTTTTCGTCTAAGATGCGTCTAAACAAATAACTAAAGATAGCGGCGGCAGGGTGGGAAGCGAACAATGCAGTATCGGACGAAAGCCAATCGACCAAGTTCTAAAACTCAGGCGTCAGCGCCAACGGCGCTAGGCGTTTGGGACACCTCTTGTTGTTCCAAGTGTGCAAGGAGATCAAGGAGATGAGTGATTTCCACGATGAAGAAGATGGGGATGGCTACACGGAGATCGTGGTAGTAGACCTAGAGCCGCTTCACCAGGAGTTAGTTGAGATTCGGGCTATTCTAGAGCGGATTTCTTACAATTTTGAACAATACTCAGAGAGCAAACACAATGATGTACGGTAAGTCAAGCAAGTCTAAGAAAATGGCTAAAGGCGGTGAGAAGATGTCCCCTGCGATGAAGAAAAAAATGATGATGATGAAGATGAAGGGGAAAAAGAAGTAATTCATGCCGCGAAATTACCGTAAGGAGTATGACCAATACCACTCCAAACCGGAGCAGAAAAAGAACCGTGCGTCCCGCAACAAGGTGCGTAGGCGCATGGTGGCATCGGGACGAGTCAAAAAGGGAGATTACTCAAAAGAGGTTGACCACATCGATGGGAACCCAAGGAACAACAAGCCTAGCAACCTCCGATTAATCTCAAGAAGTGCGAATAGAAGAAAGAAATAATGCCAACCGAAAACTCATACAACCCAGATCTTGGAGCAGAAGCTGCCGATGCTGACACCGTATCAGACGATGGTATGGAAGTTAAAGTGGTTAAAGCACCGCTGGACGCAATGGGGAAGGTGGTCAAAGAGCTTTTTGACAAGGCTAAAGAATATCGCCAGGAGCATGAGCTTATTTGGCGTGATGCCTACGATGCGTACCGAGCTAAATACCCTGAGAGAATCAATTCATCGCAAGACAGCGTAGCGGCCCGAAGGGGGATCTACATAAACCAGACGAGGAGAAAGACAAATTCCGCAAAAGTAAAAATCGGAAGTCTCCTCTTTGACGATGGGCGAATACCCTTCTCCATCACCCCTAGCAGAAAACCCCGCTACCTGCCGCAGGACTTGCTCCAGCAAGGATTGCAGGGATACCAACTCTTAGATGAGATCAACACCAGATCTCAGGCGATGGAAGACAGGATTCGGGACATCCTAGACCAAACCAAATACCTGAATTCATTAACTGATTCGATACACGAACTTTGTTTATATGGGACATGCGCAACCAAAGCGCCGATGCTGGAATACGTCAACTACCCCGTATATGAATCCAGCAAAGACCCAGACACAGGAATTGAACAAGTTGAGTCTCAGATCGAATCAGAGCTAGTCCCCAGCGTTGGGTATGTATCCATTTGGAATCTGTTTCCAACACCAGAAGCGACCAGCATCGCAGACGCTGAATACGTCATCCAGAGGAGCCACTTATCCTCAATTCAACTTCGTGAACTCTCAAAATCCCAAGAAGGCTACTTACCAGAAGTCATAGACGAAGTCATTACGAAGGGGATCGGAGAGGTTTCAGGTCAAGACGATAGCGAACACCCGAGGTCGATGGACGAGACCAACACACATCGGGTGAAGCGATTTGAAGTCTTAGAATTCTGGGGAAAGCTAGACGCCGCTGATTTAAAAGGGCATCTCCCTATTACAGAGAAGGACGGAGTAACACTAGACGTAGTGATCCACGTTGTGGGACACAAGGTCATCCGTATGGCGCTGAACCCGTTTGACGGGAAGAAGCCTTACTCTCTGGCTTACTGGCAGCGCAACCCAGAATCCATCTGGGGCGATGGAATCTACTACGCAATCAGGGATGTACAGCACCTCCTAAATTTTTCATACGCAATGATGGTCGAAGGCAAGGAACTCAGTTCTGTCCCCATGACCGTGGTGAACCCAAGTGCGTTTGAATCAGGGACAGACCTGGAGACGATCCGCGCAGGGAAACAGTTCAAGGTTCGCAACGGGATGAGTGTCCAAGACGCTTTCTCCAGCATAGCGATCCCAGACGTAACAAACGGACTTCTCAACCTGATTCAGGTGCTAGAGCGAGAGGCAGACCTCGACAGTGGTCAGACAGCAATTGGGTATGGGGATACCAGCCCAGCGCAGACGAATACGGCCACGGGCATGTCGATCTTGAATTCTAATGCGAACAAACAGACGGCAGACGTAGTTCGTTCCCTCTCAGACATGATCACCAACAACGTAGATGCGATTTATCGCTGGTTAATGGTGGACTCACCAGATCCATCGTTAAAAGGAGACTACGAGGCGATCTGCACAGGATGGACACAATATGTCGCAAAAGAAGTACATAATACTCAATTAATTCAGTTTCTTAGCACAATCGGACAGCTACCGATGCTACAGAACTATATCCGATACGATGCCTTCGTCCAGCCGTTGGTTCGCGCATTTAATCTAGATCCAGAGCTTATCGTCAAAAGTGAGCAGGAAGTCCAGCAAGCGATGCAGCAGCAAGCGCAGCAGCAGAACCAGATGGCACAGCAAGCAGAGCAGACAAGGATTCAAGGTCTTGAGCAGGAGCTTGGCCTCAGATCTCAGTTTGAGAAAGGGAAGGCTCTACTAGATGAGAAGAAGGCAGCATCAGAGGACATCAGGCAATCCCAGATTCAGGAGAGGCTAGAGTTGATTCGTCAGGGGAATGTTCTCAAGGAAGCAATCCCAGACTACTACTCTATGTCAATGCTCATCAACGAGGAGCGTCAGCAGATGCAGCAGATGCAACAACAGCAGATGCAGCAACAGCAAGCGATGGCCCAGCAACAAGCAATGCAGGCGGCACAACAGGAACAGGAGCAGATGCGACAACAGCAGATTGCTCAACTCAACGCACTAGCGCAGCAACGTGGGGCTGAGATCCGCAACAAGTCTAGAGGTGGCGAAGAAACGGCAAGTGATATCCGTAAAAACGCCAGAGAAGAGGTAGCACAGCAGAATGGATTACCGCTTAATTAGCACGTTGGACACACAGCCTGGATGGAAGGCGATGTCCCACTACATCAATACAAGAATCAAAGAGATTGAAAAGGATTTAGTTAATTTCAACGGGATTCATAGTGAACCAGGGCGGCTAAGATTTGGTCAACTCCAGGGGGAACGAGAGTCCTTATTGTTATTGACTCAGATTGTAGAGGACCCAAAGAGGGTCTCTCATTATTTTGAATCGGATTTACCAAGTTGGTAAGCACCCCGATCCACATATTACCAGGAAGGTAGTGCAATGCCTAAAGACACCGCCACTCCTCAGTCCGAAATACGGGACACTGAGGAAGCAGTAGAAACGGCAGAAAGTCATCCAGATCTTACGGACGATCAAATCTGGGATCAGATTGGTAGGGAAGATCAACAGCCGGAGGAAGCAGAAGTAATTGACGCAACTCCTGAAGAGCCAGAGCCTGCGGAAGACGTTGAAGTAGAATCAGAAACCTTTGAAACAGAGGTACTTTCTGAGGAAGAAACAATCAACGAGGACCAGGAAGAGGCAGACCGGAAGGGGAAGCAGCACAATTATGAAAAGCGTTACAAGGACCTTGAAAAAGAGTTTCACAAGCGCAATGAGGAGACGAAAGAGCTACGGGAGCAGTTTCAACAACTGCGACTAGAGCGTCTGGAAATGGAGAGGGAAGTAGAGCGTCTGCGCAAAGGAGAACCACCGCAGGACACGCAGAAGACTCCCCCCAAAGAAGCTTCTCCTCTAGATGAAGACTGGCTGGACAGCGATACGCGGCAAACGCTGGAAGACTTCAGCGAATTGACAGCGGCCTACAAGAAGCTGATTGCACAGGAGATAGCGAAAGCTACATCAGGAGTGACGCAGCAGTCTCAGGAAAAGATCGAAGAACTGGAGAAAATTGCACAAACGTACCAACAGCAGCAGTACTGGCAGCGCCATGCTTCCGAACTGATCCGCGCCGTTGGAACGGACTTCATGGAAATCGATGTAAGCCCAGAATTTTCAAAATACGTCTACGCCTCACCAATGAGGACAAAGATGATGAACGGAACAAGCTGGGAAGATCACATCGCCGTAATGCAAGACTTTCTGGAGACCCCAGTGGGAAAAGCTAAGTTCCGACCGGATGTAGAGGCTTCGCCTCCGTCCAATCAGGAAAAGACCCCAGAAAGCAAACAGGCAAGTAATACGGGCACTGTGCGCCGCCAAGCAGCGCAGGGCTTATTAAAAAATAGTTCTCCGCGCCAAGAGCGTAGGCCAGAGGACATGTCTGACGATGAACTCTGGGATTCTATCGCTTCGTAGGTGCTGAGAAAGTCTATAGGAGACTAAAATGGCACTGAATGCAGGAACAGGAGCTTTAACAGGATCCTCTTACGGTGACCTGTCGAAGCACGATGCGTTTACGATTCAAAAAAAGATGCTTCCGATTGCGAAGCGTTTGTTGACATTTGGCAAGTTTGCTCAAAAGGAGACAAAGCCGCAGAAGGAAGGACTGGAGATTAGACACCGAAGATATGAGCGATTCCCAATTGTGGACTCCCCAATTGCGGAGGGTGTAACTCCTAATTTTGTAAATTTACAACACACGACAATTAAACATGTGTTACAACAATATGGCAGTTATGTAAACACAACTGACATTATGTTGGCCGCAAGCACAGATCCTGTCCTATCTATCATCACAGAAAGACAAG